CTGCATAAGCTGTTGCCCTTGTTCTTTGGTATGCGTTACCATCATAGACACCTTGCAGTCTTGTAACCTCTGCGTCTATTTCGCTCTGTGTTGGTTCAGTTTGTTTACTGTCCAGCCACTCTAATTCGTCACCTCTCAATACCCATTCAGCTCCTGGCTTTAAAGATTGAAGGGCATCGACTGTTGTCATCTCATTTGCCATTTCTTGCTCCTGTTAAAATTAAATTACGATTGAACTTCTATTATTTCTAGCATTGAACATCCTCTTGATGAAGTGCTACTATACGACCTGTTTATATATAATCCAGCAGTACCACATTGCACAACTAAACTAATTTCTACTGTATCTCCAACGCTTCCTGTTAAAGTAGATTTTGCAAATCCCGACTTAAGATGCACATCGTACATTGCATTATGTTGTGCGCCAGTTCTAAACATTGGAACATCTGAACCATAAAAACCACCATATGATTTTGCTGAATTAGCTGTTTGTAAAATTTGAGTATTATTAATTTCAAATCTTACTGAAGGGTCTGTTAAATCTTGATTATCAGCACTACTTACTGGAGCCATATATACGTGAGCCTTCATAATAAAAAATGAATCACCCGCTTTTCTAGTAAATGACTTTGTAAGAATGTCTGCATCAGTTCCACCTGACATTGCTGTTTGTGTGTTACTTTCAACATACTGGACTTGTAACACACTACCACTAGGCATACTCGCACTTGTCATTCCCGATAGCTGATTCTGTAAGGCTATAGTGCCTGAGCCATCTGCGGTTTCTAATTGGTCTACTTTAATTTTTGATGCCATAATTTACCCCGCTATCTCTGTTAGTATTAATGTTGCTGGTAATACATCATTTCTAAATCGCACAGTAGCACCACTACTAGCTTTAATAAAAACTTCGTATGTAGTAGCACTTGTTGTGTTTGGACTATCTAAATATGAATAATTTACTGTTCCTATAAAACGAGAGTTGCCAACTAAATTTAAAGTAGCAAGACCATCAAATTCACAATCTCCTAAATTTGTAGAACCTCTCTTAACTGTAAGAACTCCATATTCACCTGTAGTAGCAACATCAAGTAATCCACTAAATTCAATTTTTATTTTGCTATTTGCAAATTTAGGAGTTATTGTTTTTGTTAGATTTGTTGTAACAAAAGATGTGCTAGTAGTTGATGTATATGTAGTAGTGCTGTTGTGAAAATGCTGTACAGCTTGTAATGTTGCTCCAGCTGGCATCTGCAAATCATAACCACTTGGTGCTTGTATCGCTTTAACTTCTAATGTACTCATACCACACTCCAGTTTCCGTTGACTGTGACTGTGTAGCCATCAGCGATTGTTATAGGTCCAGCAGACATACCATTAGATGAACTAGGAATGGTTATATTCTCGCTTATTGTTTGGGCATTGGTTCTGATCACACTCGAAGTACCTAGACTTGGACCACCTAACTCTACTGCTGAGTTAATGTCACTAGCAGTAATTGTGTTGTCTAGTATTTCGTTTGTGGTAATTCCACCGCCACTAATTGTTATTGCCATTAGTCAGCCTCCGCTATTGTTATGTCACCATCAGCAACTTGTTTAAGAATTTCTTTGTAGTGTCTGTTGCTTGTGTCTAGTGGTACTGACATTTCTACGTCATCTATTGTTGCTTCTACTGCGTCATTAACACCAACAACCAAAGATTGTATATATTTCGCATTTGTAATAATCATTTATAACTCCGAATCAAAAGTAAGTATTTGCTCATATGCTCTAAAAGGGCTGCTACCTGAAGTAACTCTAGTTAAATATTGTTGCTGATTAGCGGTAACACTAAATGCGCTACATTGGTCTAAAGTTCCACTACTAGCTGTTATTGTAGGAGCTACTCTCATTTCAACTGGAAACATTCCTGTGCTGTTAAAGCAATAAGGTTCTCCATCGCCAGCACTAGCTTTTTTTCCATAAGAACCATCGTGTTGACCATTTGTAGTTATGTAATACCTCTGACACAAAGCCAGTTCCTCACCATAAGTTCTGTGTTGAAAGTCTGTGGCTGTTGAGCCTACCTCTAATTTAACTCCTGTTAAATACATAATATTACTTGTATTATCTAAAAAGTTCACTTGGTTAGATGTACCATAAGCTGGTGGACTTACCCAAGAACCAGCAGAGCCATATCTACCTGAAGCATTGGCTAACATAAAATACAAACCTATACCAGCACCATTATCTAAATTAAAAGAAAGATTAGATGCACCTGGAATTGTTATTGTTTTCTTTTCCCAAGTATCTGCTTGAGAAACTGTGTATTCTACTGTGTACATTTTTGTAGCATCCAAAGCATCAAAAGCTACACAATAAATACCTGTTTTACTATTTCTTACCCAAAAAGATAGTGTTAAATAAGAAGATGTCGAAGTAAAATTCCATCCACTATTAACTATATTTTGTGCTTCTATAACTTGTTGTACATAAACAATTTCATTTCCACTTACCGAGGTATCAGCACCAGTAACATTTAGCTTATAAGCAGTTCCAAAACCATCAGGAGATACTGTTGTTTGACTGGTTGTTATTGTACCTCCAGCATTGTTTCCAAATTGAAGTGCAAATCTATCAAGAGTTGCATATCCTTCATTTGAACTATTTGCTTGTGCGACTTGACCATCACTTCTTTGTGACACTTGCATAGCGCCATTTATAATAAGGTTTTTTCTAGGTGGCTCAGTTATTCCTGTTAAAGCAGCACCACTAATAGCTGGTAAGTCACCTGATAGTTTTGTAGCATCTAATGTGCTTGTGTTATCTAAGATAGTTCCTGTAGAATCAGGTAGTGTAATCGTTCTGTCTGTACTCGTATTCGGAGCAGTTACAGTTAGTACCCCTGTGCCTGATGCGTTACCTTGTATTTTAACTTTTGCCATTATGCTATCACCCAAGTTGAACCCGTTGGAATCGTAACTGAAATTCCTGAGTTAATTGTAATCGGACCAGCAGTCATAGCATTGTTGCCACTTGTGATGCTATAGTTAGCTGATATGGTATGTGCGTGTTCGTACAAACCTTTGTCTGTCGTATTACCACCGCCTACTGGACTCCAAGCTGAACCATCGTAAATCTCAGCACTCGTATCTGTAGTATTAAATCTAATAAATCCAGCAGAAGGTGAGCTATCTCTCTGTGCTGTTGTACCTGCTGGCAGAGCACCTGACCCTGTGGCTGATGTCTTAGTTACTACTGTTGCCGGATCTACTGACACTTCTGTCCAAGCACTACCGGTATAGACTTTCATTCTATCCGATGTAGTGTTGAAGTACATATCGCCTTCTGTTAGTGCGTCACCATCATTATCTACTGATGGGTCACTAGACTTACCACCTAAATATGTATCATCAAATGCGTCTGCTGAAGCTGCTGCTGCGGCGGCACTTGCGGCTGCTGCTGTTGCGCTTGTAGAAGCACTAGAAGCCTGTGTAGTTGCTGTGGTAGCTGAAGTTGCTGCGTTAGTAGCAGAAGTTGATGCTTCACTAGCTTTTGTAGTTGCTGTGCTCGCTTCATTAGTAGCTGTTGTAGCTGAACCTGCAGCGCTCGCTGCGCTTGTAGCGGCTGCTGACGCTGAACTTGAAGCGTTAGTTTCTGATGTTGATGCGGCTGAGGCTGAACTAGATGCAGCACTTGCTTGTGTAGTGGCAGTAGATGCTGAACTAGAAGCACTAGAAGCGCTATTAGAAGCGGCAGTAGCACTAGAAGCTGCGTTAGTAGCTTGAGTAGTTGCGTTGGTCTCAGCAGTCTCAGCGTTAGTTTCTGCAGTTTCAGCATTAGTTTCTGCAGTTTCAGCCGCAGTTTGAGCTGTCTGAGCCGCAGTTGCGCTTGTAGCTGCTGAAGTTGCACTACTAGCGGCGGCTGCAGCACTAGCGGCACTATTAGCTTCTGCCCCTGTTATACTTGCGGCACTAGCGGCTGAAGCCGTAGCACTAGCGGCAGCATTAGTTTCTGCTGTCTCAGCGTTTGTTTCTGCCGTCTCTGCGTTAGTTTGCGCTGTTTGTGCGGCAACTTTGGCAGCTTCAGTATCTGCAATTAGAGCATCTAAGTCATAACTGTCAGCTAATACTGATGATGTAGCAATTCCGTACCCTCTATCAATAGCCATTGTTTACAATCTCCTAATTCTTCGTAATACCGCTAAAGCCCATCTTTTTCTTCTACTTAATTTCATAACTCTATCTCCTAAGTTTAATGTGAAACTCTCCCCATAAAGAGGAGAGCTCCGTGGTTAAACTTACGACGTAAGTTCTTGAATAGAACCCGGACGAATAACCTTAGTACCGTAAACAGTATCAGCAGTAAATAAATCTGCAAGGAACTCTTGCTTATACTGTGTCTGTGTGCGTACTGCTTGCTGAGTTGCTAAGACAAGAGCGTCTCTTTGGAATAAGAACGCTTTCTCAGTATTACCAGTACCTACTTGAGTAGACATATAAACGTCTACACCGTAGATTTGACCGATTTTACCTGTCTTAATTGCATTACCATCACCAATGAACTGCTGCTCAGTAAAGCGCTCTTCAGTCATTAGTGCAGTCATACAAGAAGGAGTAACAATTAGAGCACGACCTTCTAGAGGAACGTCGTTATCATTAAGAGCTTCCAATCCTACTAGGATAGAAGCGTCCCAATCTGTTACACTTGCAATTACAGCATTACCGCCAGTTAGTGCAGAAGCACCGTCTAGATCAGTAATAATTTGAGAGTCTACATTTTTTGCGAGCGCATAGCCAGCATCATCTGTGTAGAATTTTCTCATTGAAGTAAGCGCCTGAAGTTCTGCGATATCTTCAATTTGAGTTGACCATTCAAAGTGCTTATTAATAACTACTGCTGTATCAGTCGCTGTATCAGTAACATAAGTAACTGCAGTATCTTTAACTTTCGCACTTGCGGCGTTACGACCCGGTGTTGGGATGTGGATAGTATCGCCTTTTTTACCTGAGTGGTTTAGGTTACGAACTAGATTAGCCGCAACAAGGTTTGCTTTGTACGTCGCAACAACTTCATCACTCCAAATTTCAGGAATGAACGCTGCTGCGGTCGTGATTGTCATATTTGCCATTTCAATTAACTCCTATAAGTCATATTAGCATTTTATTAAACAACCCTACCTTCTGCATAAGCCGCATAGATTTCATCTTGTAGTGACTCATACCGATTAGGGTTTTCCATTTTTAAGCGAATTAGGTCAGCACGTCTAAACGTCTTACCTCCTTTGCCTGAGCCTGAAGATGTTCTCGATTCTGCTGTTCCTGCTTTAAGCGCTTCTTTTCTTTCTACTTCTGCTTTCTCTTTGACTTCTTGCGTCTTACTAATCATTGACCTATCTTTCCAGTTGGTCAGTAACTCGTTAGCTGCATCAAAGTTATAAGCGTCAGCCGCTTGAAACATTTGCATACGAATCGGACTATCTTGTACCCATTCCTGAAATGACTTGTCTTGTACGACTTCAGTAAAATCAGGATGTGTTTGTTTCAATCTTGCTTCAGCTCCAGCTTGTGCTTGTTGAGCTTGAAACTGTTGAAACTCTTGAAACTTAGGGTGATTTTCAATCATATCGTTGACCGCTTTATTAGGATCATCGAAAAAATCTACATCATTATCTTTAGTTTCTAATGGAGTGTTATCTTGTGGATTTTGCTGTCGAGAGACTTCAGCTTGTAGGAAACTATCTGATAATTTTCTTAGCTCTCCAACTTCCTGTGCCTTACGACCTAGTTCCTTTTCGAGGTTAGTATAACTATCTATAATTTCTTCTGTTGACTTTCCGGCAAACTTAGAAGGTATTTCTGAACTTTCTGTGGCTTTTGAAGCATCTACTGCCTCAGCAACTTGGTCCATAACTTCTTCTGCTGTTGTGTCTGTTATCGTACTGTCATCTATATTTGAAATTTCTACATCTGCTGGTACTTGTGTCTCAGCGTCCACTACTATATTACTCATAATTGTCATTCTCCGCCCCTCTCAGGGTTATGAAGTTAAAAAATGGTGGGGCTATATGTCTAGTTCTTCCACCGCTTGTTTAGTTGTCGTTTCTAAAGCTATAATCTGCCTTAAAATTGACAACTGACCCTTAGCGAACCAAAGGTCTTTCTCAGACTCTGCTGAGTCTAATTTATTATAGATTTCTTCGAGATTTTTTAGTTCTTCAACTAAGTCTCTCCATCCATCTTGTTCTATTAAATCTTGTCTAGCCCTATAAAACTGTTTAGTTTGGTCGTCTAAGTGCGTTTGCATAGTTTAGAGCTGTCTCCGATTTAAGATGTTCTACTTCAGGTATGTTTCTAGCTGTCTCTGAATACTGCTTTTCTATATCAGCTTTCATTTTTTCTAGTTCCATCATTTTCTTCTGTAGACCCATAATTCTTTCTTGTACGTCTAATTCATTTTGTGGCTGTGATGACCCTGCGTCTGCTTGGTGCTTCATAGCTCTAGCTTGTTCTTCCTGTGCCTCTGCTAATGTCTTCTGTATATCAGCCTGTAACTGCTGAATTTGCAGTTCTTGAGCCATTTGTTGCATCTGCTGCTGTTCAGGATTAGGCTGGAAACCCTGCATAAGTGATTGTACCACTTGGTCTCTATTATGGATACTAGAGTTCTGAAAGATAGCTAACAACAAGACATTGAAAGCTGGAGAGTCTTTCGGAATTGACTGGAGCATTTGTACCATTTGCTGCATTTCAAGCTCTTTAGCCATAATACCCATAGTAGAGTAGGGTACGAACTTATAATCAGTAACAGGATATCTGTCTACATCAAATTGTATCTTTCTCCACATACTCTTGTTAATCATTGGTATGAGGAATGTATTTTGGAAGTTCATAAGAGTACGTTTCTGTCTCTTAATGCTCGCAGACTGAATCATAGACATACCACTTGAAGTGGCTCTATCCGGAACACCCATATCAGCACTTCCAGTACCCATCTGAATCATATTTTGCAACGA